CATTCCTACTACAACTACACTGCGCGTGATGCACTGATGGAGCAGATCATGCGTGGCCAATCGAGTGAAGTCTTGGACAAGAAAGAGCATCGGGATGGGCGGCTCGTGAAGGACCGCTATCGTAGGTTCATCGGGTAAATCCCTGCCTGTGTTGACGTAAGCGTAACAATGTGGTACACATTAAATACTGAGTGGGCGGGTGCAACTTTCGCCCATTCGGTCAACCAAGCCTTAACCGTGGTTAAGCAATTCGGAGCAAACGACTATGACTACCCTGACATTCGGTTCGACTGTTTCACTCAAGGAAGCAGCGCAGCTTATCATGACCAACCCGCTGGTGCGGTTCCTTGTTCGCGGGGAGCCGGGCATCGGCAAGTCCACCATGCTGTCGATCATCGCAAAGGCCAAGGCATCCACGCACAACGCTGCGTATATGGACGTGCCGAACATGGACCTTGGTGACATCGCCATGCCTGTGGTCGATCACGAAGCGCGGGTGACGCGCTATTATCCAAACTCACGCTTCCGTCTGCATGAAGGCAAGCCGGTGGTTATCATGCTCGACGAGTTCACCAAGGGTGCCGAGCCTATCAAGAACATGCTGCATCCGTTGCTTGAGGTGACCAACCCGCGCTTGGGTGACGTGCCTATCGACGAAGAGAGCATCGTGTTCATGACGGGCAACCTGCTGACTGACGGTGTGGGCGACAACATGAAGGCGCATACCCGCAACCGCATCGTGGAGATCGTGGTGCGCAAGCCTGACGCAGACGAGTGGTTGGAGTGGGGTCTCAACAACGACATCGACGCATCGGTGTTGGCTTGGGTCCGTCAGTTCCCGCATGCGCTGTCGTCCTACACTGATGGGGATAATGACAATCCTTACATCTACAACCCGCGCAAGCAGCAAGCAGCTTACGTTTCGCCCCGCTCGTTGGCCATCGCCTCTAACGTGGTTAAGAAGCGCGACGTGAACGGCAGTGCACCGACTATCTCCGCGTTGAAGGGTGCCATCGGTGAGGCTGCGGCCCGTGATATGGAAGCGTTCATTGCCTATCAGGACCAGCTTCCATCGTGGGATAGCATCGTAGCGAATCCACAGAACGCACTTGTTCCTACGTCAGCAGGTGCATGCGCTGTCATGGTGTTTGGCGCAATCTCCAAGATTGATCGGCAGTCGATGACCCCGTTCATGAAGTACATGGAGCGGTTCGATGCAGAGTGGCAGGCGGCGTTCGCCATCAACGTGGCGAAGAACCCGACGAAGCAGTCGGTTGCGTTCTCATGCGCTGCGTTCGCAGACTGGGTTCAGGCCAACGAAGACCTGCTTTGATAGCAGGAAGAGGAGCAAACACGTGGAACAAAAAGACAAGGAAGAGCGCAAGCTTAAGAAGGTCAAGATCGGCCTAATGCGCAACCCGCAGTTCGCGCTGTGGTCGGGCATCATGATGGTGGGGAAAACAGTCTTAACCGAAGACATCCCGACTGCGGCGACGGATGGCAGGGACGAGTATTACGGGCGTGAGTTCGTGAAGTCCCTACCAGAGAAGCAGTTGGCCTTCGTCGTGCTGCATGAGAACATGCACAAGGCGCTGCGGCATCTGACTACGTGGCGCAAGCTGTACGACGACCAGCCCATGCTGGCTAACATCGCATGCGATCACGTCATCAACATTATGATTATGGAGATGGACCCAAGCGGCCAGTTCCTTGAGTTCCCGACTGACAAGGAGGGGAAGCGCATCGGTGTGCTGGACCCTCAGTACAAAGGCATGACGGCACGGCAAATCTTCGACCTGCTCAAGCAGCAGCAGAAGGACAACCCTAACGGTGGTGAAGGCGGCGGCGAAGGCGAACAAGGCTTCGACCAGCACGACTGGGAAGGCGCGAAGAGCCTGTCCGGTGAGGAGAAGCAGGAACTTGAGCGGGAGATTGACCAAGCCATCCGGCAGGGGATGATCGCTCAACAGAAAGCCATCGGCAACAAAGCGGGCAACATGCACCGAGAGTTGGGCGACCTGCTCGACCCGCAAGTCGATTGGCGTGACGTGCTGCGTGAGTTCGTCAGTGCCATCTGCTCCAACAAGGACACGTCCTCTTGGCGTAGGGTTAACCGTCGCTTCATCGGCAGTGACATCTACCTGCCTACCATGATCGGGGAGCGCGTTGGTTCACTGGCTATCGGCGTAGACACATCGGGTTCAATTAGCGGGCCTGAGATTACGCGGTTCTTAACGGAGGTTAAGGGTATCGCAGAAGGTGTTCACCCTGAGAAGATCGACCTGATCTATTGGGACAGCGCAGTGGCAGCGCATGAAGTTTACGAGGAGCATGACATGCTCAATCTCGTGAGCAGCACGAAGCCAAAGGGTGGGGGTGGCACCGACCCCCGCGCCATGATGAAGTACATGAAGGACAAGCAAATCAAGCCTGAGTGCATCATCATGCTAACTGACGGTGAAATATATGACTGGGGCAATGAGTGGGAAGCCCCGATCATGTGGGTAATTTGTAACCGCTATCGTAACAATAGCATCACCGCACCTGTCGGTAAGACGGTGCATATTAAGGAGTAAGTTCCAATGCAAGAAGTAGAGAAAATCACAGTTCGCAAAGTCCTTCGCATCCTTGATGCTGTGAAGGATCACATCCAGTACGCCGTTGAGTTCGACGGTGTGACTTACGGCAACCGCAAGTTGGCAGAGGTGAAGGTACACAAGCGCAACGCGCAGTATCCGAAGGGCGCTACCCGTAAGCACTACGTGCCTTACCTTAACCGTGTTAAGGACGGTGGCCTTGTGAATGTCCCGTTCGGTGGGTTTGACGGCAAGGTACTGTCAGCCAACATAAGCGCATACTGCGTCCATGAGTTCGGTAAGGGCAACGCGACAGTCCACAAGAATGAGGCAAGCCAGTGCATTGAGGTGTTCGTCACGCCCAAGGTGCAGGTTTCGGCGCTGGAACGCTCGTTGCTTGACCTGTGGGACGACGAGGACGAAGCTTAAGAGTTACGGGCCGGGCGAGCTTAACCGTGTTAGGGCTACTTCGGTAGCCCTACACTTTCATCAGGAGCAAACAGATGACCAAGGCAATCGTACGCATGGGCTACGACACATACGTCGTGGACGCTAAACAAGCGCTGCTTATCCATGAGATATTGGCGGAAGCAGAGTTGTATCACCGCAAGTATCGCAACAGCGAGGAGGGTGGACCCCTGCATTACATCTACCCGCAGGACGCCACGACTGAAACGAAGTCATTCGAGATCATACCCGAAGGCTTATACCGCATGGCCAAGCTGGCCGGTAAACCAGACGAAAAATAAAAAACAAACGGAGCAAACATCATGAGCATAACATCATCATCGGTGCTGGTGGAGATGAACATCAGCGTGTGGACGGCTAACAAGCTGGACAAAGGCGCTACCGACGCCGTTCTTCTTAGCAATGGGGCTACTGTAGCAGACGCAGCGCAGGTTCGTAAGAACCTGATGGCTGGCACGACACTGCGTAAGCAGATCGCAGACTATGCTGCTGGCTGTCGCCTGTGGCACAACACGCGCACGTTGCCGTGGTCAGACAAGGGACCGCGCATCCTGCCGACCAGTCTGTTCATGGACTACAAGCAGGAGCTAAACATCCGCCGCGATACGTTCCTTGGGATGACCGAAGAGTTCCGCACAAACTACCCAGCCCTTGTGCAGACAACAGCTAACTATATGGGAAGCTTGCACAATCCAGACGATTACCCGTCTGTCGATGAAGTCATGGGCAAGTTTGGCTTCAAGGTGGTGTTCTCCCCTGTGCCGGAGTCGGGCGACTTCCGCTTGGACATACCGCAGCAGGAGTTGGATGAGGTGAAGCAGGTATACGACGCTGCTTTCGACACGCGGTTGGCCGAGGCCATGCGGACACCGTGGGACCAGCTACACAAGATGCTGTCGTCCATGTCCGACAAGCTGACCGAAGGCGACGAAGAGACGAAGCGCCGTTGGCACGACACGTTCCTGACCAATGCACAGGACATGTGCGCCATGCTGACGCACCTTAACATCACCAAGGACCCGAAGCTGGAAGCTGCACGTAGGCAGCTAGAGACAGCCATGCTTGGCGCTGACATTGATGATATCAAGGAGAACGAAGGCGTCCGTGCTGACCTTAAGGTTAAGCTTGATGCAATCCTCAAGGGGTATGAGTGGTGAGCAACAAGAACCCGAAGCAAGAGGCACTGCCAGAGTGGGTGGTCGAGTTCGAAATGCACCATGACGACCAAACTTTCAAAGTGGCCAAGGTCTATTACACTACAACGATGGACGCACCGCACAAACCCTTCCTGCGCGTCAATGCTATCGACGAGATTGCTGCGTTCAACAAGGCACGGAACATGATGGTGCAGTTGGGCTTCAACGCCGCACGCGACCCTAACGACGGTTAAGCATATCAGACTAGGAGCAACAGAATGTACGATGACATAAACTTCGATATCACGACACTGGACCTGCCGAACATCGTCTACGCCCACAAGAAGGGCAATGTGGTGCAGATGGTAAGCCATCCGTTTATACGCCCGCTGCTTATCAAGCTGGCTAAGGCGCGACCCAAGTGGCGGCTGGTTGGTACAGGCTTTAACACCCGTCCAGAGGAGCCGCACTGGGCACATGCCTTTAGGGTTTTCGAAGGCAACGTGGAACTGGGTATAGTCAGGAAGGACTATAACTACTCCACCAGTTCTGACTGCTTTAGTATCGACAACCCACGCATGGCTGCCGCACGTCAACGCGGTAGCACGACGCTGACCAAGGACATGACCAAGGCGTTCAAGATCATCACCAGTAAGTTCTACAGCAAGACGCCCGAAGAAATGCTTAAGGACGCGAAGGAGCGGGCATCGGGGCAGGTGCAGATGAACGTGCGTAGCCGTGACCACAACTACAGGGGGATCGTCGGCAACCTACGTGACGGGATGCTTGCGTATGCAGAAGCTAACTGGGATGCGTTCGTAGAGTTCGCCAAGCAGAGTAAGAACGTCGGCACGTTGAACCTCGACAGATATCACGAAGCCAAGGCGGACAACGCGCAAGGTGCTACTCTGGCAGACGCATGGAACGCAGGTACGGCGTCCGTCGTCGTGCTGCGTGGCTCCGAGTATATCGTCAACGGCCCTAACGGGGCTAAAATCCTAGCCCATGACGACCTGACCCCGTGGGAGAAGCGGGCGATAGGCATGCTTAAGCTGGCCGATACAGGAGTGTTCATCCCCCCATTCGGCGTCAAGAGTGGCGAGGGCGAGATGTGCATACTGCCAGAGATGAAGGAAGATAAATGACTGACCTGCCGATATTGCCCGACTGGGTGCTGATCGAAGCCGCGAAGCGGTTTGAGTGGGACAACGTAGCCACATCAGAACTTCGCAGGCATTACCACGATGAAAACTATATCGGCTACCGCGCTCTCTGCGACATGATCGCCAAGCACGAGCAGCCGCCCGTTGATCGCAAGCTGTTGTGTGCGCGTGAGGCAGTGCGGGAGATGCGGCGCAGGGACGGAGATAACGTGTGTCTTGGCGTCCGCGCCATCGAACTTTGGGAAGAGGGGTTTGGGAAATGACTGACGATTTCAAAGAGCGGCTGCGGAACACCGACCATAACTGGCACGCGGCGGCTTGTGCGGAAGCTGAACACCGCATCGAAGCCCAAGCGGCAGAGATTGAGATGCTACGTGGGCATTTGGAAATATGGATATTCCACAATCAGCGGGCGATGGGGCAGAAGTCTGAAGATGCCCGCGCCTATGCCAAGGCTTGGCTTTTCCGCAATGCAAACGGGGAGGAACCGGAATGACCGAACAACCGAAACGATACAGGGGCCAGCGCGGCCCTAACAAGGTGAAGAAGGAGTCCATGGTAGCGGTCTCCATACGCCTACCAAAGCATGTGGTAGACTATTACAAGAGGTGCACACCCCTGATGCGGGCTGCGCTGATTGAGTTCATGCAGAACAACCCAGACTAACCACCGTTATGCTCCAACCTTAGGGGGGTCAGCTTTATGCTGGCTCCCCTTTTTTTGTTTTGACACTGTAAAATGTTATGCTACGGTCGCAGTCCACATAGGGGGCAGACTATGGCTAAAACGCCTGAGAAGATCGTAAAAGATAAAGTCGTGTCGGTATTGAAAGCCGAAGGCGTATATTACTTCTTTCCCGCTACGCATGGCTTTGGCCGCAGCGGCGTTCCCGACATCGTATGCTGCGTTAGCGGCAAGTTCCTTGCCATCGAGTGCAAGGCTGGGAAGAACAAACCCACAGCCCTTCAAATCCGCGAAATCGAAGCTATCCGTAGCTGCGACGGCGTAGCTGTCGTCGTGGACGAAACCAACTGGGACATGGTGCGCGATATGGTCAAGCGCCTTAAAGCTGCGTGATAGTACCTATGATAGTTCCAGACAGAGGTGAACGATGAACGTCATCACAATCGACTTCGAAACCTACTACGACCAGCAGTACAGCCTGTCGAAAATCACGACCGAAGAGTATGTGCGCGACGAGAGCTTTGAGGCTATCGGCGTATCTGTACAGGTGGATGCCGGTGAGCCTCAGTGGTTCAGCGGAACCAAGGCGCAGACGCAGCGGTGGCTGGACCAGTTCGATTGGGATAACGCAGTAGCTGTAGCCCACAACGCTATGTTCGACATGGCCATCCTTAACTGGCAGTTCGACATCCGACCCAAGCGCATCGCTGATACACTGTCCATGGCCCGTGCACTGCATGGCAACGAGACGGGGGTTAGCTTGAAGGCGCTGGCCGAGTTCTACGCGCTGGGCGAAAAGGGCAATGAGGTGGTGAACGCACTGGGCAAGCGCCGTCTCGACTTCACGGCTGATGACCTTGCCCGCTACGGTGAGTATTGCCGTAACGACGTTAAGCTTACCTACGCGCTTTTCGAAGCCATGCTGCCTATGTTCCCGTTGGTTGAACTTAAGCTGGTGGACCTGACCATCCGCATGTTCACGGAACCGATGCTGGAACTGGATAAGGCCACGCTTGAGAGCCACTTAACCAAGGTTAAGCAGAAGAAGGCGGACCTGATGTCGGCTGTTGAGGCCGATAAGGACATCCTGATGTCCAACCCGAAGCTTGCCAACCTTCTCTTACAGTTGGGCGTTAGCCCACCGATGAAAATCAGTACGGCGACGGGCAAGAAAACATGGGCATTCGGTAAGACAGACGAGGGCTTCAAGGCACTGCTCGACCACTGGGACCCACGGGTACAAGCCGTAGTCGCCGCACGTATGGGCGTTAAGTCTACGCTGGAAGAGACAAGGACAGAGCGGTTCATCAAGATCGCTGAACGCGGAACGCTGCCTATCCCCTTGCGCTACTATGCAGCCCACACTGGGCGTTGGGGTGGTGACGATAAGGTGAACATGCAGAACCTGCCGCGCAAGTCACCGCTTAAGAAGGCAGTGCTGGCACCAGAGGGCTATACCTTTATCGACTGTGACAGCAGCCAGATCGAAGCGCGGACCTTGGCGTGGCTGGCTGGGCAGCAAGACCTTGTGGATGCGTTCGACCGTGGGGAAGACGTTTATAAGATCATGGCGTCCGCTATCTACGGTGTGCCTATCGAAGACGTGACGGACGACCAGCGGTTCGTGGGTAAGACCACCATCCTTGGCTGTGGCTACGGTATGGGTGCCGCTAAGTTTCAGGCGCAGCTTAAGGCGATGGGCGTTGCGCTGGAGATGGACGAGTGTGAGACCATCATCCGCATCTACCGGCAGACCTACCCCAAGATACCTGAACTGTGGAAGGAAGCACAAAGGGCGATCATGGCTATGATCGGACAGGCTACGGCACCGCTGGGTAAGGAGGGTGCAGTCGTGGTTAACATGATGGGTATACGTCTACCTAACGGGCTATACCTAAGATACAATAACCTCCGGGCTTGGGAGAACCCCGACACCATGAAGCTGGAATACGTCTACGACCAGAAGAAGGGTCGTGCGACGATGAAGAACCGCATCTACGGTGGGAAGCTAATCGAGAATGTCTGTCAGGCGTTGGCCCGCATCGTGATCGGTGAGCAGATGCTGCTGGTAGCAAAGAAGCTGCGGGTGGTGATGACCGTGCATGATGCCGTTGGTGCGCTGGTACCCACGGAGCAAGCTGATGAAGGACGTGCGTATGTTGAGCAGTGCATGCGCAAGCGCCCCACGTGGGCACCTGAACTGCCGTTAAACTGTGAAAGCAAGATGGGAGCAAGCTATGGTGGATGAACCACACGCAGTAGTGAAGCTACTGGTCGCACGGATGGAGAGCCATCCAGAAGAGTTTAAGCGTGAAAGTCCTGATTACCACCACCGTTGGTATTCGACCGTTAGCGACATAACCGAGTACGGGAACGAGGCCGACAAGGCTGCAATCGACGCAAAGCTGCGCGACATCCGGCTGGGCGAAGCCCACGAAGATATGATGGACGAACTGCTCAACGGCCCTGATCGTCGCCGCAAGCAGGCGGAAGACGCTGAGTACGAGCGTAACCTGATTATGCAGCAAGCAAGGGCGCAGCGGAACACATCCATTCAGCAGCAAGCAGCGCAGTCTTATGCACAGCAATATCAGAACGCCGCAGGCACATTCACGCCCGGACTTCGCGGTAAGTCTATTACTGGCACTTGGATAGATGAGGCTTACGGCACCCTTACCACCATGGGCACCACTACCAACGCAAACGCCCTGCAACTGGGCAGCGAGAAGCTGGATGAGGGCATCCTCAAGAAACTGAAAGGACTACTGAAATGAGCGAGTACCAATTCACCAAAGACTGGTTCCAGTGGGCACCGGAGGTCTGGAAGCAGCTTATCCCGCTGTTGCCGGAGCGTAAGGCTTTCCTTGAAATAGGTTCCTTTGAAGGCCGCAGCACAGTCTGGATTGCTGAGAATATGGTAGGACCTGAGGATTGGGGCGAAATCCACTGCATCGACACGTGGGAAGGCGGCGAAGAGCATAAGGAGTCTGGTGAGGACATGGACAGCGTGGAAGCGCGGTTCGATCACAACATTGCATTGCTCCAAACCAAGCAGGATGTAGGGGTGTCGGGGAAGACAATCCCCAAAAATAACATCCATAAGCACAAGGGCACCTCAGCCCAGCACCTCGCTCACTGGCTGGTGGAAGACCCGAAGGACCACCCGACCTTTGACTTTATCTACATCGACGGGAGCCACAAGGCACCGGACGTTCTGACTGATGCTTGCATGGCATGGCCGCTGCTCAAGGTCGAAGGGCTTATGGTATTCGACGATTACACATGGGGCAACCCGCGTGACGCACTGCACCGGCCCAAGATCGCAATCGACGCCTTCACCAACATCTTCGGTGAGACGGCAGAGATTATCCACGTTGGTTATCAACTCGTAGTAAGGAAGAAGGGGTAATGGTTATGATTGATCTGGTTAGCGTGTGCATCAGCGTAGTTTTCGGTGGGATTATTGGCGTAGTCGTCATGATGCTTTCTGAAATCGGGAAAATGACCAAGCTCAAGGAAGAGAACGAGCGGCTGAACCAGAAGCTACAGCGCGACAATCCCCGTGATGCACACGGGCGTTTCACAAGGAAGAAGTAATGGGAAAAGGTAAGAAGGCGAAGACCGCCGCTGGGCAGGTCAAGGTCATTCCGAAGCGGGCACCGTTCCGCAAGGTGTGCAGCACCTGCCACTCAAGCTGGCTGGGTGATCTGATCTACGACTGCGGCCACAACGACTTCGTAGAAGTGGACATCTAGATCGTGGTGATGGTTAGGAAGGGCGTCTTCAAGTGGACGCCGGAACTGGAAGCAAAGCTCGTGGGCCTGTTCGATTATGGCCTTAGGGCTGCTGACGTAGCCGAACAGATGGGCATCTCTATCTGCGCTGCCGAAGCGCGGTATCGCAAACTTAAGAAGGCACAGCAAAATGACGGATGAGATTAAGGTATCGACCAAGCGACCGAGCATCATGATCGCTACTCCCATGTACGGTGGTATGTGTACGGGGGCTTATGTGCAGGGTCTGCTGATGACTATGGCCAAGATGCGGGAACTGGGCATCAACGTGGCATGGTGCCAGATCATGAACGAAAGCCTCATTACCCGTGCACGTAACGAACTGGCCCGTGTGTTCCTTGAGAGCAATCACGACTATCTGATGTTCATCGACGCTGACATTGGCTTTGACAGCGAGGCTGTCGCCCACCTGCTGGCCGTGGATGACGACATCGTGTGCGGCATCTACCCCAAGAAGGAAGTGAACTGGGATAGCGTGAAGCGCGCGGCACTCGCAGGCAAGGAAGACCTTGAAGACCACGGCGGTGCCTTCGTGTTCAACATGGTTGGTGACCAGCACGTTGAGACTGACGAGCGTGGCGTCATTGAAGTGCGCCATGGAGGCACAGGCTTCATGCTCATCAAGCGTGGGGTATTCGACCACCTTGCGCCACACGTGCCGACCTACCGCACGTCGTCATTCGTCAGGCCAGATGGTGAGTACGACAAGCCACTGACTTATGAGTTCTTTGCTACCAGCATCGACGAGAGCGGTGCGCTGCTGTCGGAGGACTACCACTTCTGTGAACTGTTTCGCAAACATGGAGGGAAGATTTACGCCCACCCCTTCATCAAACTCGACCACGTTGGGACCTATATCTACAACGGGGACATTCTGAAATCGGGCGGCAACCTCAAGTAAGGAGCAAACACAATGATTAAGAAACTAGGCTACGGCCAGAAGGCCGCACGGATTATGGAGTTGCTGAACTCTTCCGATTGGACAGACCATCAGATTGCTTATGCTGTGAAGTGTCATGTAAGCTACGTCAGGCACCTGCGGAAGAAGATGGCACATCTTGATAGCCTGATGGAGCCGGAAGAAGTCGAGACCGAAACCGCAAACGACATCCAGATGGGCGGCGACCATTATAAGCGCCTTGGCGTTGAGCCTTGGGATGTGTTCGATACATGGCCTATCGAACAGCGCATCGGTGCGTACCGTGCCAATTGTACCAAGTATGTGATGCGGCTGGATGCCAAAGATACCCCCTTGCTAAACGCCCAGAAACTGGCGCATTACGCCCAGAAGTTGGTAGAGGTACTAGAGGAAAGATAACATGACAGCGTGGTCGTACAGCAGCATTAAAACCTTTGACCAGTGCCCGAAGAAGTACTTCCACCTCAAGGTGGTCAAGGACGTCAAGGACGAAGGCAACGAGGCATCACGCTATGGCAACGATGCGCACGAAGCTGCTGAACACTACATCAAGCACGGCACCCCGATACCGGACAAGTTCAAGATTATGCGGCCAGTCGTAGAGACGCTGGCCAAATTTCCGGGCGAGAAGCACACCGAGATGAAGCTGGGTGTCCGCAAGACGGACACTGGTTACGAGCCGTGCGGCTTCTTCGACAAGGACGTCTGGTATCGGGGCATCGTGGACTTACTGATCGTGGACGGGCCGAACGCCCACATGATCGACTATAAGACCGGCAAGAACGCCAAGTATGCCGATATGAAGCAGTTGGACCTGATGGCTGGTGCTGTGTTCACGCACTTCCCTGACGTCCTGCGCATCAAGTCTGGGCTGGCCTACGTCGTGTCGGAAGAGTTTCTAAAGAAGGTGCACGTCCGCACCGAGCTAAGCCAGTATATGAGCGTGTTCGACAACCAGTTGAACAGCCTTGAAGATGCAACGCAATCGGGGGTCTATAACCCCAAGAGTGGCCCTTTATGCGGGTGGTGTCCTGTGGTACAGTGCGAACACCATCGTCCAAGGAGGCGTTAATGCCCATGAAGGTCCGCAATTATCGCCGCGAGTACGAGACGTACCAAGGCAGTGAGCAGCAGAAGAAGAACCGCGCTGCCCGCAACGCTGCCCGCGCCAAGATGATGAAGGCCGGTAAGGTCCACAAGGGTGACGGGAAAGACGTAGCCCACGTGAAAGCCTTCGATAAGGGCGGCAGCAACAAGACTGGGCTTAAGGTAGAAAGCGCATCGACAAACCGCTCGTTCAAGCGTGATGCCAAGAGGAACCTTGTTTCCGAAACGAGCAATCGGGAACGTAAAAGGAAGAAGTAATGCAGATCATTGACGATAAGGTGCTACTCGTCAGGACGCCAAACCCCAAGCCGATCACCAGCCAGATCAAAAAATCGAAGGTGCTGACGACGAAGGACGGTGTATCGGAAGTAGCGATATACTGGGGTATCGACGAAGCAAGGATGCTGGCGAAGATGAAGGCACCTAACGTGCCTTCTCCCATCCTACGTGACTATTCATGGACAGGGCGGCTGACGCCGTTCGATCACCAGAAGACCACCTCCTCATTTCTGACGCTGCATGACCGCGCCTTCTGCTTCAACGAGCAGGGTACAGGTAAGACGGCTTCCGTCATCTGGGCTGCGGACTATCTGCTTAAGCGCAACGAGATCAAGCGCGTCCTGATCCTTTGCCCCCTGTCCATCATGGATAGCGCGTGGCGGCAGGACCTGTTTAAGTTTGCCATGCACCGCTCATGCAGCGTGGCGCACGGGAGTGCCAAGCAGCGGGCCAAGATCATCAAGGCGGGTGCCGAGTTCGTCGCCATTAACTTTGACGGGCTGGCAGTCGTAGAGGACGAGATCATCGCTGGTGGGTTCGACCTGATCGTGGTGGACGAGGCCAACGCCTACAAGAACCCGACGACAAACCGCTGGAAGGTGCTTAACCGCATCGTTAACGCACTGAACCCGCGCCTATGGATGCTTACTGGTACGCCAGCAGCACAAAGCCCTGTGGATGCGTACGGTCTGGCGAAGCTGGTTAACCCTGATGGTTGCCCCAAATATTTCGGTCAGTTCCGCGACAGCGTGATGTACAAGGTGACGCAGTTCAAATGGGCATCGCGACCCAATGCCGAGAAGACGGTGCATAACGTGTTGCAGCCAGCGATCCGGTTCGAGAAGAAGGACTGCCTTGACCTGCCGGAAGTGACGCACGTCGAGCGTGAAGCCCCGCTGACCAAGATGCAGATGGATTACTACCGTAGGCTCAAGACCGAGATGCTTATCGAAGCAGCCGGTGAAGAGGTAAGTGCGGTCAATGCGGCGACTAAGCTGAACAAGCTACTACAGATCAGCGGTGGTGCGGTCTATTCGGACGATGGCGCTGTCATCGAGTTTGACGTGTCCAACCGCCTGAACGCCGTGCTGGAAGTGATCGAAGAGGCCAATAACAAGGTGTTGGTCTTCGTGCCGTTCACGCACACCATAGAGCTACTGCGCGCCAAGCTTGAGAAGGAAGGCATCTCGTGTGATGTCATCAACGGCAAGGTGCCCGTGCATCGGCGCGGAGAGATTGTCACAGAGTTCCAGACCAAGAAGAACCCGCACGTGCTGCTCATACAGCCACAGGCAGCGTCTCACGGACTTACACTTACGGCAGCAGACACAATCATCTGGTACGCCCCGGTAACGAGCGTAGAGACTTACCTGCAAGCCAATGCCCGCATCAACCGTCCGGGCCAGAAGAACGCGATGACCATCGTGCACATCCGTGGTAGCGACGTGGAAGCAAAGCTGTACCACATGCTGCAAAGCAACATCGACAACCACGTGAAAATTATCGACCTTTATCGTCGGATAGTCTCTTCTACGTCTTGACACTGTAAAATGTTAAGTTATTGTCAGGGTGTCGAAAGGAGCAGACTATGGAAGACGTGAGCAAAATGCCGGTGGATGAGCTAGTACGCATCTACCGCAAAATCCGTGACGCAGTAGCGGAGCGGGAAGAAACCTTTAAGGAAGAGATTGGCACCCTTAAGGGTCAGTTGGACACGGTGGCGACAGCACTGCTGGACATCTGCAATGCACAAAACGCCGACAGCATAAAGACGCAGCACGGTACAATTTCTCGTCGGGTATCTGAACGCTACTGGACTACTGACTGGGAAAGCATGTACCGTTTCATGCAAACTAACGATGCGCCTTTCCTTTTGGAGCAGCGTATCCATAATGGGAACATGAAGCAGTTCTTGGAGGAAAACCCCGACGCGTTCCCCGTGGGTCTCCAGTGTGATCGCAAGTACGCAGTCACCGTACGTAAACCAACATCCAAATGAGGACTATATGAGCAATCTTACCATCTTTAAGCAAGCAGGTGCGGTATCGACCGCTAATACCCGTGGTCAGACATCGCTGGGGCAGTCCCTTGCCGCAACCAGCACGATGCGTCGCATCGCCACCAACACCAACGGCACGTTCAAGCGCGTCGTAAATGGTGAGCAGATCGGCAATGCCATCCGTGGCGAGTTCAACGCGATCATCGTGGACGCGCTGCCCAAGGTCAGCCGCACATACTACGCTGGCAAGTACGACCCCAATGCTAAGGCTACGCTGCCTGATTGCTGGTCGAACCTTGGTGACAAGCCAGAAGCAGGTGCATCCAACAAGCAGGCTACCAACTGCGCCGCATGCCCGCAGAATGTCAGTGGTTCGGGTGACAACGGTTCCAAGGCTTGCCGCTACCAGCGCCGCATCGCTATTCTGGTAGAAGGTGATCCGACTGGTGAAGTGTATCAGTTCAACGTGCCAGCTAAGTCGTTGTTCGGTAAGGGCGTCGGCAACGTGCATCCGTTCGAAAGCTATGTGAAGTACCTGCTGGCTAACGGCGAGAACCCTGACACGGTTGTGACCAACATCAGCTACGATCTGAATGCTGCTTCTATGGAACTGCTGTTCACGCCGCTGCGCGGCATCAGCGACGAAGAGTACGAACTGGTTGTGGCGGCACAGAACGACCCCGAAACCAAGAAGTACGTGCAGCTTACCGTTGCTGCCGCTGATGGTGTGAAGGCTGCGCCCAAGCAGGAAGCACCGAAGCCTGCCCCGCAAGTGACTCGTTCAGATGAACCGGACGATGAGGAAGAAGCAGTCTTCACGCCTGTCGAAGAGCCGGTGAAGCGGGCAGCGAAGAAGGAAACGCTGTCTCTCGAAGAGAACAAGAACCTTGCGTCGATTGTCGATGCTTGGGGCGATGACGACTAAGGATATTTTTAGTGACACAGGGCTACAGCCTACGCCTTCGTGACCTGAACCGGAGGGCACCCAGCAAGTTGTTGGGTGTCCGCCTCGGGCGCGTCTGCATCAAGCATGATATCCCTGCTTCGATTGTCGCGGGTAGGATGGGTGTGTCTCGGCAAGCAGTGTACAACTGGTTCCGTGGCACATCCAACCCCAACCAAAGCCTGACTGGCGTAATCGAGCAGTTCATCTCCTCCTTAAGCTAAGCTGGAGCTACCAATAATCTGTAACGCGGGGTCTCCCTGCCGTGGGTGCTATGACCAATTTTGACCTCTTAGATGCAGTGCAACCCTCTGGCGGCTGGTACGCAGTGGTAGGCATCAAGGGCGTCGATAATACCAAGCAGTATCTTGTCGAAACGCGGGAAGAAGTTGACGAAATCGCAGCAATGCTGGTGCAGCAGCAGCGTAACGTGTTCTTCGGTGTGGCGAAATACAAGGACGGGTCTGGGCGTAAAAAGAGCAATGTGCTGGCGCTTAAGTCCTTCTGGCTGGATATCGACTGCGGCCCTACCAAAGCTGTTGTTAACGCAAAGACCCAGAAACCGGGCGGCTATATAGATCAGGAAGCTGGTCTCTCAGCCCTACAGGCGTTCTGCAAGCATGTCGGCCTACCAAAGCCAACCATCGTCAACTCAGGGCGCGGCCTGCACGTATACTGGACGCTGAACCAAGAGATCACGCCGCAAGAATGGGAGCCAGTGGCAGCAAGGCTGCGCGAACTCTGCGTCACGCATGACCTGTATGTTGACTCAGCGGTTTTCGAAACGGCCCGCGTACTACGCATCCCGAACACATATAACTTTAAAGACGATCCGGCTACGCTCGTATCTGTAATTACGGTAGGTAAGCCGTCGGACCTTATAGACTTGATAACCGTTCTTGGCGTCAAGCAGGCACCGCCCGTGCTATCGCTATTCCCTTCGGGGCGTGGGCTTACGGCGCTTGGGAAGATTATGCAGGAGGCTTCAAGCAAGTCCTTCTCCAAGATCATGCGGCGCAGCGCCAACGGCGACGGGTGCCCACAGCTACTGGACTGCTACGAGAACCGTGACAGTTTATCAGAAGCCCGCTGGTTCGATGCGCTGTCCGTTGCCAAGTTCTGCTCTGACAGGGACAAGGCGATCCACAAGATTTCGGCGGGTCATCCTGACTATGACCCCGTTAAGACGCAGCAGAAGATCATGCACATTGAAGGGCCGCACAACTGCGCTACCTTCGACCGGAATAACCCCGGCCTGTGTGCGACCTGCCCGCACTTCGGGAAGATCAAGAACCCGATCATGCTCGGCACGGAGGTGAAGGCAGCGCCGAAGGAGAGCCTGACGGCCAAGCTTCTGAATGAAACCACAGGGGAGATAGAGGTCTTCGAAATCCCCGAATACCCAAAACCATTCTACTGGGGCGAGAATGGCGGCATCTGGAAGAAGTTACCCGATCCCGAAGCAGACCCCGTGTTTGTGTACCGATACCACCTATATGTGGTGAAGCGCATGCACGATCCCGTGCTGCGTGATGTCATGGTGATGCGTCTGCACACACCGAATGACGGTGTGAAGGAGATACTGATCCCAAACAAGCAGGTGTTCGACAAATCAGAACTGCGCAAAGCACTGGCGGGTGAAGGCGTCATGTGCGGCAACACCCAGTTCAACCTGATTTTCGAGTACATAATTATCGCAGCAAACGACCTACAGGACTCAAGGAAGGCAGAACTAATGAGAACACAATTTGGCTGGGCTGATAACGACAGCAAGTTTATCATCGGGGACAAGGAGATCACGGCAGACGGCGTGTTCTACAGCCCCCCATCATCAACCACGGAAGCAATCTCTAAGCACCTTGGTGCATGCGGTGACTTCGATAAGTGGCAGGAAGTTTTCAATCTCTACGGTACACCGGGCTTGGAAGCACATGCGTTCGCTGCGCTGACTGCCTTTGGTGCGCCACTGTTCAAGTTCACAGGCCAGTCGGGTGCGGCTATCAACGTCATCCACCCCAACTCTGGTACGGGCAAGACGACCATCCTGCACATGTGCAACAGCGTCTGGGGCCACCCGAAGGAACTCTGCTCGACGCAGAAGGACACCGACAACGCACGTATCCTCAAGCTGGGTACGATGAACAACCTGCCCTACTGCGTGGACGAAATTACCAACATGTCCGGTATCGCGTTCTCTGACCTCATCTACGCCATGTCGAACGGTAAGGGTAAGGACCGCATGGAAGCCAGCGGCAACAGGCTGCGGGCCAATACCACAAAGTGGCAGACCATATCGCTCATGTCGTCCAACGCTGCGTTCTACGAGAAGCTGACTGGGCCGAAAGCCACACCAGACGGCGAAATGATGCGCATGCTGGAGTACAAGATCGACTATAGCGACGTACTGGATGTGGGTGTCGCCAAGACCATGTTCGACCACCAGCTTATGGACAACTACGGCCATGCAGGGCCTATCTACGCTGACTGGATACTGCGTCACCGCGAAGAGGTGATCGCCAATGTACGGGCTATTCAAGCCAAGATTGACCGCGAGTTGAAGCTGACACAGCGTGAGCGCTTCTGGTCGGCAGTCGTTGCCGCCAACATCACGGGTGGTTTGATCGCAATGAAGTACTGCAAGCTCATGAACTGGGATATGCAGCGCATCTACGACTGGGCAACGCAGATGATCCTCTCGCTACGCGACGATGTGAAGCCACCAGCTACTGACGTAGCATCAGTGATCGGTGACTATTTGAACCGCCGGATCAACAACGTGCTGGTCGTTAACGATGCAGTGGACCAGCGCAGCAACATGCCGATGCTGCCATTGATCGAGCCGAAGGGCGAACTGCTCGTACGGTATGAACCTGACACCAAGAAGATGTTCATCGCAGCTAAGCCGTTCAAAAGCGACTGCGTGGAGTTCCAAGTGAATTACAAAGAGACGCTGGATACGCTCAAGAAGAGCGGCGTGTTTCTCGGTACGGGGGTGAAGCGGCTGTCAAAGGGCATGAAGGTGGTGACGCCCGGTGTGTACTGCCTGATCTTCGACACGACAGCGGGCAATTTCCTTAACATAGACGAACTGATCGACCTCCCCAAGGAGGCTGCACAGGATGCGGACACAGCGGATGCTGGTGGAGGGAGTTAACTACGACATTAACTGGCGGGCGTTCAGGAAGGGCACTTCGATCTTCATCCCGTGCCTTGATCCGAAGGAGGCCAAGCGTACCATATCGTGTGTCTGCGTTCGCCTGCGTATCAATATATTGACGAAAGTGGTCATCTGCGAAGGGATTAGGGGTTTACGTATCTGGCGTCGGTAAGTATAAACGGCACCGGAAGTTTGCTCCTTCCTTGGTCAATGCACCGATGGCCCCCCAGTCTGCACCACTGGGGGGTCATTTTTTATTTGGGCCGGAACTGTTCCGCCATGCTCACGTCCCGCTGCGCAGTCTTCTTGGTCACCTGCATACCCTGCACGGTATTGGCACGGGCTGTGGCACGCCCCTTAAGCGAACGTTCGATGGTATCCATCGTGATTGCCAGCGACGGATCGGGATACGTCCGGTTGAAGGGTATGATCTCTTCCGCGATGTAGTTATCGAAGTCCGCACGGTCCTTAATGTCGCCGTCGCGGATGCCCTTCTCCAGCCCGTCAAGAATTTTGCGCTTCTCGCTCTCGATAGCCTTCTCGTTCTTGGCACGGGTAATGTAATAGTCCTGCCACCGTGCAAGGTCCATCGGACGGAACCCAAGCAGCGAACGAGCGGAGTCGAAGCCGTCGATATCTTCCTTCGGGATGATGACGTTACCCTTGCTGTCCTTCACACCTTCATGTGCTGCCTGTGCGGTAGCTACCCACGAACGGAAGAATGCAGGGAGCATCTTCTTCAGGCCGTTCTCGATGTTGCCTTCCGTGAAGTCGTCCCAGCCGTTCAAAATCTGCACGGCCATCTGCCCACCTGCGATGTTAGCGATGGCGAACTTGATGGCGCTCATCGCCGTGCTGTCTTCCGCAGCCGTCTCGCGGAACCACATGTTCTTCAGGTCGAGCGAGGTGCGACTGGCTACGTCCGTATTGGTAATCGCACTGACCGGCCCATGGATAAGCATATCAGCAAGCGTAACGCCGCTGTTCTTGTCCTCTGGGTTGTTCATCTTGTCCATGATCCACTTACGGAACATGGTGTCGCTGTCGTAGGCCATGCGCGGGTCAAGCTGCATGAGACGCTTTACGTCCTCATCATCCTCATCGTCGAAGCCTTCGGCCAGTGCCCACGCCATCAAGGAGTAGAGTGGCATGCCTGTCAGACCGCCGAACATGCCAGCCATCATCAGCACGCCGGTCAGTTCCTTCATGGCACCGACACGATCACCACCTGTACCACGCACAATGGCATTGAAGCTCTGCACGAAGAACTTGGTCTGGATAATAGCGTACATCTTGAACAGGAAGAGTGCCCGGGTGACATTACCCTTGGCCAGACGCGGGCGTTCAAAGCTGCTGAAGTCGCCCATCGTGTCGCGGATCATGGACGTGCCTTCTTCAAGCGCATGCTCGAAAGCTTCGTCTTCTGTAGCCTGTGGGTTCTTCGCCTTGAAGTCGTCGTATGCCAGTTCAAACGTCATGAAGAAGCTGACCTGCCGCGAGATGTTTTCCATCCCGTTGAACATGACGCCCATGACCTTGGCCGTTTCGGTTGCAACATCGGCGGCTGCGCCAGCTACACCACGGCTTTCCTTACGAGCCACTTCCCGCTCGTTCTGCACAAGGGTGTCCGACACGGTCTGCAACAGGTTGCGTTCCGATGCTGCCTTCGCTGCCTTCTGTAGAAGCGCGGCTTTCGGCCCCTTCTTAAGGAAGTCCGAACCAAGCACGCTGGGCATGAGAGCATGCAACTGGTCACCCATGCCGGTCTTGATCTTCTCGGTCTTGGCGATGCCGATGCTCTTGTACACGTTCATGTACTTAACCCACATGGCGGTGCCCTTGGCATAGCCATACTGACGCCAAAGGCGCGGAACCACGCGGATAGGGATCGAAGTGGGCTGCACAAGGGCCGTGGCTGCGGACGTCAGGTAGTAGAAGAACGACATCCGGTTAAGGAAGTTGACGACTGCACCCTGCGGCTCTGGGTTGATCTCCTGCTCTGTGCGCTCTTTAATCTCGTCGATTACGTCACGCAGCTTGCTCTGCCGATCATTCGGACGGTCCTTGATGTTTTCGTACGCACCCTTGATCTCGCCACGGATGCGGCCCGCATAGGCCATCTTCGAAAGCTGGTTAGCGTAAGCCGTCACCTGACGGGAGAACTGGTTCAGGACATCCGGCGAGAAGCCGGTCACTTCTTCCGCGTGCATCATGCGCCGACGCGCCGACCGCTCAGGCGTGGTCATCAACCATGTCTGGTAGATAGCGTCACTGATGTCCTTAAACTCGATGCTACCCCCTGCATCGCTTGTCGCTTTTGCCTTGTTAACGATTTCGAACACCTTCTGCATCAAGGCATCTTCGTTCTTAAAATCTTCTTGTAGGGAAGCGATGTTGTTACCAAACGTGAGTTCGCTCTGGTCGTTGGGGTCCACACCCAACTCTTTAGCTACCGCCAGCTTTGCACGGTTGAGTTCCTTGGCATTCTCAAAGGTGTAGAGCCTGCGTTCGCGCTTACCCTTCTTAGCCTTTACGTACAGCCAGTACTGCCCATCACGCATAAAGGGGAAGTAGTCCTTCTGGAACAGGTCTGCGGGCACGTCCCAGAAGACGTCGCCCTTTTTCTTGGCTTCGGCTGGGTCCAGCGTCTCACGCATGAGGTCTGCACGGACGTCGCGCAGGCGCTTTGCCTGCTCCTTGTCTGCTACCTGCTCAATACGCGCATCAAGGAGTGCCAACTCAGCTTCGAACATGTCCTTATAGAACTGGCGGGTGTCCTTATAGAGCTTCTGTCCGCCCTTCTGTTCACCAAGCTTGTCCCATGCAGCATGCACGTCGCGGATGCGCCGGGTCATTTCCGTAAGCTGCTTAACCTGATCGGTCGTTAGCTTTACGTCGATAGCCACCTTATCAAGCTCAGTGATAAGCTTGCGGACTTCCGGCGTGAGCTTAGTCGGCCCCTCTTCAACCCGTGTCTGCGACTTACCTGCAAGGGTGAGGGCTTTCAGTTCGTCGATGATCTGACGGGCACGCTTCTTGTCGTTCGAGTTGGTAAGGATGCGGTCTTCGACCAGCGTGATTACGCCGTGCTTTTTAAGAGCTTCCTCCATCGAAGCGAACTCGTCGGGGGAGTACTCGTTAATACGGCTGATCGACTGTGCAGCAGCAAGGGTGTTGCTACCGTATGTATCGACAAAGGCTTTGATCCGCTGCGCGATGTCGTCACCGGCAGCGATGATGTTCGCCTTCATGTTCGTCATCTTGTTGACGAGTTTATCCACCTCTTTGAGTGCCGTCGTCTCACCGCTGAACCAGTCAAGGATGCCAGATGTGGGCAGTGAGATGAGGGTAGCCTTGAACACCGAAGGGTTCATGTTCGCTAAGTTTTCTTTGATGCCAGCGAGATAGGGCTTGGCAGTATGCCCACGGATCGCATCACCCATACCTTGCGCCATGCCGTACACACTCTGGCTGGCCGTGGTGCGACGCAAGCCGTCACTAACGTCGCCGGTAGCCATGAAGAGGTCTTCTTTGGTCTGCTCCGTGGTGTCCATCTTGGCGTTCTTCGGCTTCTTACGGCTGAAGATATAGCGGACGCCTTTCACAGCACTGCTCGTTGCATCGCCCTTGGTTACGAGACGGTGGGCAGCAGAGAGGATTGCGTTCACGTCGCCATCAGACAGGTTCAGATCGAAGCCAAGCCGACGAGCAAAGTCGCGGACAACGGCAGTGAGCCGCTGCATAATCGACTGGGGAACGATGCCAGCTTCAGACTGTTCGGCCAGTACTTCTTCTACAGCACGTACAATGCGGCTGTCGCCCGGATAGGCGTCAGGGTTTTCCTTCATCCACTTGTCAGTGGCTACACGGATGTTCTTGTTGCCGTAGTAGAGCGATTTCAGCACGTCATCGAGACGTTCGCGGAACAGCTTCTCAAGCCCGATATGGCCAAGCCCTTCATGGAACAGGGTCGCACGGGCGTCCTCTTTCGACATCAGGTTGCTGGCAATCAGGTAGACGGTGCCGTCTGTATCGACGAGACCCTTGGCGTCCGTGGCCCCATCCGCTTCGACTACTGCTCGCAGAGCCGACGGTAGCTGGTCAGTTGTGGATACTACCGTAACAGGAACACCACTCTTCCATCCGGATACGATGTCGTTAACAATACGCTGGACGGCAGCGGGCGACATACCCGCGCCTTCGCCGCGCTTGTACTTCTGCACCTTGGTCTCACGCTCGTCGATCCGGGCTTCGCGGAGTTCGGCTTTAGCCTCGTTCTTACCTGTCTCAGCGACGCGTAGCTTATCATTAGCAGCGCGCATGCTTTCTTGGGCGGCGCGAAGGCGCTTAGTAGTTTTACGGACTTGTGCTTTTGCGGACTCGACCCGTGCATATTGGCGGCGAACGTCAGGCAGAAGAGCATTAGCTCCTTCTCCACCGGATATGACGTACTCTTCTTGTGCCGCAGCAAGCTCGGTATTAGCTTCGTCAAACGAAGCTTTGGCAGCGTCCAGTTCAGTCTTGGCGTTTTGCGCCACTACCACTGCTTGTGCTATTTGTGGCCGTGCTTCTATCCTACCCAGCTCTTCCTTGGCTTCCTGCTGGCGCACCCTTGCACCCAACCGCTCATCGACACGGGTTTCCACCATGGTCTTCATGCGGGCACGAAGGGGATTGAGCAGGCCGTTCTGCACAGCAGCCGTTAGCTGCTGGTTGATCTCACCGATCTTGGCGGTCGCCGCTTCGCGCTGCTGGTCATCCTGTGCAGCACGGAACTCTTCCATGGCCTTGTTAACTTCGGCTTCACGGCGGGCAATCGTGTCGTTTGGCTTTGTCTGCCCATTAGGCAGCACTCGGTAGGCGTTCGGGCGTTCCAGACGGGACAGGAGTTCAGCACGCTGGCTATTGTCGATCTGCCCTGCCTGATGCAGTGTGTCCACTTCGCTGGTGAACTGGCGGATCATGTCCGTCGCAACCGTAGGTTCGGTGGTGTCTACTTCTTCTACCGTCTGTGCGCTCAGTTCGGATGGTGGCACGAACGGCGTAAGCTCCATCATCTGGCCGTAGACCTGATCGGAGAACTCTTGCAGCGTCGGTGCGGACAGCACGACTTCAGGCTTCTTACCAAGCTGGGTTTCAGCTACCAGCTTATACGGGTTCTTCTTATCTTTCGGGGTATAATCGACCTTGTAGACGGCATTCTCTGGAGCCTGCGCACGCAGTGCGAACTCGATATCACCCAACGTTTCAACGCGGTTCTCTTCGTCAAGCTTAGTACGCTGTGCGATCTGTGTAGCTGCCGCTGCACCAGCTTCTTCCTGCTGTGCGATGCGCTCTTCTGGTGTGGTGTTCAGCTTAAGCTGCTGGAGTTCTTCCGCCTTATCGAGACGGTTCTGCTCTTGCGTAGGTAGCGCACCAAACAGACCTTCATCGGCAGTCGTCTTGGACGGACGACCACGGGAGTACCTAATGGGAGGGCCAGTGTAAGTGCCTTCCTTAATGGCATCCAGCACATAGGGATCGCCACCAGATGCTTCGAAGTCGCTTAGCCGTACAGGGTCATTCAGGATATCGGCTGCGCGCTGGGGTCCAACTTCCGTGGGCTGGGGGGTATATTTCTTAGGGGCAACCGGTGCAGTGGGGGCAGCTTCTCCGCCCACTACGAGAGCATCCAGCGCCTCTTGATTGCGAAGGTTTGCTTCTTCAGCACCGACATCCCGCTGTTCCGTTTGCTGTGCAAGCAGTGGCTCAATTGTAGCACTTTCTTTTCCGACGAACTGCGAAAACGCGGGCATGCGTTCCGGGGAGATAACACCCTCGATACCAGTGGTCTTCATAGCACCAACATAACGGCGCGCTATGCTCTCAACGAGCGGGGCCGGGGCTGGCTGCCCCTTTGCGGCAAATGCTGTGTATTCGTCTATCTGAGCGTTCAAATCCGGTGCGCGACGTGCAGTGGGAGCGGCGGCAGGAGCGGCGGCCTGACCCCTAGCAAGGGCATCCAGTTCTTCTTGGTTGCGAAGGTTGGCTTCTTCCTCGCTGATACCGGCAGCGGCTTCCCGCTCCATGCGAGTGGGTTCCTTGCGGAATACCCCCGGTGCTTCACCTGCGGTAAATTGCTCTTCTTCGATAGGCGCAGCTTCGCCACGCGCCATGGCTTCCGCATCACGCTCAGCACGTGCGGCTTCGGCCTTCCGAAGCTCTTCAGCAATAGTTGCTTTCTCAGTTACAAGCCGGTCAACAATTGTACGGGCGGTTTCTTCGTTGATCCCGCGCCGCGTGAACCGCTCAGTCGCACTGACAATGTCTTCGTCGGTTGGGTTTTCGGGAAGTTCCGCTCCGACAGAGGTAACCTCTTCCCGGATGGCATTCATGTTCTCGGCGTTGGTTTCCTTGATGCCACCGACACCGCCAAGGAACAGAGACGCGATGCCTTCAAAGGCACCCTGCCCGATGACACCTTCCATCGGATCAACGTCATAGCCCTGCCGCTGAAGCGCCTTGTTCTGCGCATAGCGCTCTTGGGCACCCTGCAACCCTTCGGGAACAGCTTCTTCGACTGCACCTTTGACGCCGCCCATGAGGACACTCTTGGGGGCCGTACGCTTAACCGTCTCTTCGGCTACGCCTTCAAGGACTTCGGCAGCAGCACGCTTTCCAATAGCCGAACTGATCTGACGCGGAAGACCTGTGGCGTTAGCCGCTGCCCCGATGACAGTACCAAGAGCAATCTGGTCAAGGTTCTCACCACCGTATTCCTGTGCCTTTTCTGCGACCGCCGCCGCCTGCTCGTCGCTTGCCCCGGCCTCTTTAGCATTCTTATATGTAGCGTCGTAGATGGAACCCTTGATGGTACCGGCACCCGAAGCAGCACCAAGTCCAGCCATAGCGGCGACAGGCGCAAGGCTAGAGCCACCGGACGGAGCAGCAGCGAGACCAGCGGCAACAAACGGGACAGCCGAACCAACAAGGCTGGCCGTGGTATCGAGTGGGCTGCGCATGAACGCACTGCCCGCAGCTTTGATCTGTTCCCACGCACCCTTCTTGCCCGCTTCTTTCATAGCAGCAGCGTTGATTGCTTCATCTTCACGGGACTCTGAAGACCGCCAACTACCGGCTGTCTCAGCGACATCGCCAAGGAAGTTAGACGCCGCGTTACCCGCACCGAACACATCGGTGAAGCTCTTGCCCGTACCGGCCAGACCCTGAACGAGACTAAGCGGAATGTCTGCTACCGCAGCCGCTGCATTACCAAGGGCACCTGACCGCTCAAGTGCGTTCTCTTCTTGTGGTGGAAGGCCCGCTTCGGGAGCGCGTGCGAGAATTTTCTTCTTGATCTGCTCTTTGGTTACACCGGAAGGACCTTCGATCTGGTATATCTTACCGTTCTTACCGGTAATCTGGTAGATAGGCATCGTTTACCTCCCGGGGTTAATCGTCCCACCCACCTACAGAAATAGGTTGCGCTGCGCCAGCACCAGTACCGGGTGCACCGAGAAAACCAGCAGTATCCGCAGGTGGGCGCTTCATCGCATAGTATTCTTTTAGCATCTGTTTCTGCTCTGGGGTACCCTTTGACAGGATTTCCATGGCCGACTCAAATTCAGTCGGGTTTGTGCTACGCAGGCTTGCAATTGCGAGCTGTGCATTGCGGTTGAGTTTGGACTCTTCCTCACGCGACGTAAGCTCCTGCCGTTGGAAGTCCAACGACCGTTTCGCTTGGTCCGCAGATACACCGGTCTTATAGATGTCCATACCGACTTCGACGCCCGCAATAGCCGTCTTGCGGTCCACATCTTCCAGAGCCATGAGGGTCTTGACCGCATCGTCCTTGACGGCTTTGCGCTCCTTCTTGGACAGCTTCAGTTCTGGTAGCGTAGCAGTGGCAGCTTCACCGATGGCTTGCAGGATATTCGGGCTATTAGAACTTGCCAGACGGAAGCCCATCGCAGCCAGACCTTCCCACATATCCGCCTTGGCGGCTTGCTTCTGTACTTCTGGGTCAAGCTGCTCAAGAGCATACTTTCTGGCACGCTCCATCTCTTCGCGGGGGAAACCGGAAACCAAATTCCGTCCCGCAGCCTGCGAGTCCTCAAACGACATACCCCGACCCTGAGCAGTGCTGGTGTCGGCTTCACGGGGCATGGGAGTAGCTTCCTGACCAAGACGGCGCATGAGGTCTGCCCCGTACGCCTGCGTTTTTGGTCCGTGGCTTTTTTTGTCAGGTCCAGCGAAGTAGTATTGCGCCGCAAGCTGGGGGTCACCCTTCGCGTAGCTCCATGCCTCCTTTGTGGCTTCGGCGGTAAGAGCGTCCTGATACTCGCGTGAAGCCTCATCATCGCCCGCAAGAAGTTCAGGGCGGTAAGCACGGCCAAGGCGTTTAGCCAGCGCACGTGCGGTGTCAGGCATAAGCTGTCCGATGCCCATAGCCCCAGAACCTTCAGCGTTAGGGATACCGTAACGACCGCCGCTTTCCTTAGCGATAATAGCATTGTGGAAATCGTTGTACCCACCACGCGCAAACGCAACGAGACCACCGCCAGCATAGCCGTCATCGAAGCCACCATTGCTGGGTTCATCGAACATAGTGTCAGGCAAAGGGAGCGTGGTAAGTCCACCTCCC